AATAGTTGGAAAAAAATATTCTTTAATCATTTAAAAGGAGTTCCTCCAAACCACATTACTAGAGATTGTCTAACACCACGTGTAACAGGTGCTACTCTATGATTTAAAAATGATGCAAACATTACAGCATGTCCTTGTCTCATTTTAGCTCTTTTATCTTTAGCCATTAGTTCTAGTTCTCCTCCTTCAAACTGATGTTCTGGGGATAATAATACTGTCATTGATATTTTTCTAACAGGAGGTTCGTGCGCCATGTTTACATCACTATCCATATGCCAATCATAAAAGCCACCTTCAGGGTATTCGGTAAATTGAGCTTGCTCTGTTACATGTACATCTTCAAATCCAAAATGATTTCTATTTGCTTTTTGAATAAAGGAATTGACTTGATCATACATTGGTTTCATTTCATCAAAAGGAATCCAACTAATAGTAGTAACTCTTTTTTTAGTATCTAATCCACCACCAGGTCTTTGACCCATACCAACTTGAGCTTTCTGTGGTTTTTGTCTGTGACCACATTCAATAATCATTTGACATTGTTCAGGAGTAAATAAAGGAGTAGTTGTTTCAACTATCCAACTCTTCCATTTAGGTTCTGTTATTATCATGCGCTCCTGTTCTTAATTGGGTCATACTCTACATCCATATTACATGCTAAAGTTCTTCTAAAACCATTTCCATTAAAAGGATAAACACAATGTCTCATATCATATGGAAATACATAAAAAGCTCTTTCTTTCATTATAGGACCATAGTCTGAATTACAAAATTGTCCTGATGCATTACCTAGTATTTGTAATTGACCATTCATAGGTTTACCAGGTGCTGAATATTCAACGCCTGTATTTTTAGGTAATTTTAAAATCATAACCGATGATAAACCTGTAAACAAAGCCCCTTGATGAATGTGTACTGGATTATATTCATTAGCTTTCATTTCATTCACCCATACAGAATTCATATGCATATTATATTCTGTAATTTTATTCCAATCTAAATAATGTTTCATAACCTTATGAAACCATTGACGTACATTATCTGGTAAAAAATTATGTGGATGCATTTTATTATTAGGAGGACCATCAAAAAATAAAGAATGCTCGTTTTGAATTTTACCTACTAGTTGTACATTAGAAGGAGGTAATTCATGTCTTCTTGTTTCGTATATATGATTAATAGTATCATACACATCTAAAGGTGCTTCATATTTTAAAACCGATTGACCTAAAAATATAAAATTAAAATTTAATGTGTCCATATTTTTCTCTTATTCTTTTTGGTATTTTTTCTATGTAGGGATTGTATTCTTTCTTAACTTCATTTCGTATAGTATGCATATTTTTGCCAACAATTCCATCATTATATCCCATTCTATTAACTTGGATTTGATCTAGATCAAAAAACCTATGTTTAAAATAAGGTATGTTAAATAAAGTATATACTTTACTTATTTCTTCTTCAGGGTTTTGTACTAAATCATCATACTTCATAAAGTGACATATATCAGGATAGTTATATGCATTTTTAATTGCTTCTAAATTCTTAGCAACAGCACCATCTTTATTCATAACCATAGATAGTTTTTCTTCATCATTTTTACATTCAAATCTATTAGGAAATGCTGTAGGCTCTCCTGTGTACCATTTCATGTAACTGGCCAGTACATCCATTAAATCTCTCAGCAACACCACACACTTAAAAGGTTTTTTAAAATGCTTTTGCATGAGTGCAAAATTACCTTTAGTCATTACAGGACCACGATCTATAATATATTTCTGTGGCCAGTTTTTATAATAATTTACATAAACAGAATCTAATACATTATCTAGTGATCGATGATCTGGGTAGTTTTGAAAGACATCTGTTTCTTTTAATAAAAATAAATCTTTCATTATCTCTAAAGTAATTGAATTAGGCGTACATGCTATATCAGGATTTTGATTCATAATAGACGTGAATAAGGTATTGCCTGACCTTGGCATTGCAACTAAAAAGAAAAGTTTTTTAACCCTGTTGTCCGATAGAGTTTTTGCTGAATTCCAGTTTTGCATCGTCTTTCTTTTTATTTTCGATAGCTATATCTTTTTTAATTCTTTCAATGGATTGCAATTGTCCTAATACGTTAAAGACTTCTGGTTGAGAGGATCCTTGAGTCAAGGTCTCTGCTTTATTTTTCATGGTTAAATGATAGGAGTTCAATTGGTGAGTATTTACATTTTTAGTATCAAATGAGCCATCATCAAATTTCTTTTTAAATTTAGACCATAGTTTTATTTCTCTCATCCTGTCTCTTGCCACTAATTGTGCACTGGCTTTATTATAAATTTTTTCATCTATGTCTATCTGTAGCAATTCTCTTTTTAGTGGATCTTCTTCTTTTTCTAATTTTTCTTGTAATCTTTTAATCTTCACCTCTGTTCTTCTATAGTCAAAAGATAAACTCATTAGATTTTCTAAGAACACATTTTGCTCTCTAACACATTGCCAGTATTTAGCAGCTTTCGTTGGGTATTTTGCATCATTTAAAACAGAAAACTGCATTTCAGTCTCCGTTCTAAACATTTGTTTTTTAGTCCAAGTATCACGAAGCTCATCAGTTAAACCTTTAAATATTTTAACCTCTTCTGGGTCTAGTAAATTATTAAGGTTAGGTGCTTCTTTTTCTATTAACGCTTTTATATTTCTTTTATCTGTCATAAAAATCCTTTCATTATTTCTAATATATTTATTTTTTAGTCAAAGTCAATAGTTGATGCGGTATCAGTTGTTGTTTCTCCTGTCCATTCTTCAACGACCGCTGTAGTAGATCCTCCCATAACTAACCCTAATGTAGATGTTCCTGAACTACCTGCTCTTCCTCTTGCTGTTGCCATAGATGGTCTTGTTGACCACGCTGTTCCATCATACCCTTCTACAGCACCAGAAGCAGGTGGAGTGTGTCCTGCAACTATAGCTGCAGTCTGTAGCCCAATTCCAGCTGCTGCATATCTTGCAGTTGCCAAAGATCCACCAGCAGTCCAAGAAGAACCATCATATTCATTTGTATTTGTAGCCCCTGAAGGAAGATTTCCTCCAATGTGTAAGCCTGCTGTTTGTGTTCCTGCTCCACCTGGATAATCATATCCTGTTGGTAAATTACTTTGTTCCGACCATGACGTTCCATTATATTCTTCTGTATCTGCCACTTTCGATGGATGAGGCGCTTTAGAACCTCCAAAATTCAATCCCGCTGTTTGTGTTCCACATCCAGTAGTATTCCATTTTCCTATAGTTAAATCATTATCCCCTGGTGCAGCCGTCCAACTAGAACCATCATATTCTTCACTGTTAGTCATTCCTGTAAGAGGGTTTTCATATCCACCAACAGCTATCGCTGCAGTCTGTGTTCCAATTCCAGCAAGATAAGTTCGTGCTGTATTTCCAGTTCCACCTGCAGTCCAGCTCGATCCATCATATTCAGCTGAAGTAGCTACCTCAGGAGGAGTACTACCAAAAGCTGCCAAAGCTGCATTTTGAGTTCCTGCGGGAGAGCCCGCTAAACCATATCTTACTGATGGTAAATTTGTACCACTTGCCCATGCACCAGCAGTGACTACTTCGAATGAGACATTAAATTCTTCTGTAGCCGCTGATATAGGTGTTCCACCTCCCATTGCAACAGCTGCGGTGTTAGCTCCAGGTTGATTTGCAGGAGCTGAATTACCTCTTGGTGTTCCCATATCTGCTGTTTCAGTCCAAGTAGTCCCGTCATATGATTCTGTTCTATTGGTTGATCCGCCAAAAATTATACCAGCTGTTTGAGCACCTCCACCACTAAGAGCTGATCTAGCTGTGTTTATATTATTTACACTAGTCCAAGAACTTCCGTTATATTCTTCTGTAGCATTTGATACAGAACCTGTAGTACCTCCAGCTAAAAAAGCTGCTGTCTGTGTTCCACCAGCAGCTGCTACACTTCTAGCTGTGTTTAAGTTATCTCCTTCTGACCAAGAAGATCCATTGTATTCTTCTGAAGCGTTTGATTGAGGTGGTTCAACATAACCACCAGCAACTATTGCTGCCGTAGATGTTCCTGCTGCATGTTGATCTAAACTTCTTCTCGCTGTATTTATTGCTGGAATTCCTGTCCAACTTGATCCATCGTAAGTAAATGCTTCTGCTGTATTTGCAGTATCATATCCACCAGCAAATATTGTTGCTGTTTGTGTTCCCGCAGCTGCAGCGGATCTTGTTGCAGTAGGCAAAGCTCCTCCTGTTGAAAAACCTGTTCCATTATATTCTTCTGTTGCTGTTGTACGAGTATCACTAGGTCCAACATTTCCGCCCGAAGATAAAGCCGCTGTTTGTGTTCCTGAACCTGAATTTCCATATCTTGCAGTTGCCATAGATGAACTAGACGACCATGCAGCTCGTCCAACAAATGATTTTAATTCTCCTGCTGTATTATACCAAACATCTCCTGCTGTTCCAGGTGATGGATCATCGGAAAGGTACTTAACTTTAAGTCCTTTTAATTCAGTGTAGTCTGCCATTTAAATTCCTTTAGGGGATTGTAGTAAAACCTGGCTTCGAACCAATTCTTGTAACTTTATCATCTGCTGATTCACCATCAACATTATCATTGTCCCAAGCTGTTCGTGCAAGATCATCAGATGCTTTAACTAAAGCTTGTAATTCTGATTTAGTTTTTTCAGTTCCATTTCTATCAGCTAGCCAACATGCTCCTCTTTCGTTAGCTCCAATAACCCATGTATCCACATAATTAGATCCATCATGACCAGTGTAACCTCTTAGAAAAAAGTTTCTTCTATCTTCTGCAGTAAAGAATCCTTTTCCAGTGTTTGCTGCTACGCCATATATAAATAGTGCCATATTAATCCTCCTTTTTTACTTTATATATTAATAATATCATAAATCAACTATCTGTTATAGTCTTTAAATTTAATGATGTTGTTTCTCCTGTCCATTCTTCGGTGCCATTATAAGCAGCATTCGGAGGGCCAAGAGAACCTCCTGCTCCAAATCCTAATGTTGATACTCCACTAGATCCCATTCCTTCTCTGGCATTTGCTAGCGAAGGTCTTGTAGACCAAGAAGTTCCATCATAACCTTCAGCTAGTGCAGATACTGCTGTTGTATTTCCTGTAGCAATAATAGCAGCTGTTTGAATTCCAAATGCACCTGCACCTTCTCTAGCTGTAATTATATCATTTCCTTCAGCCCAAGCTGTTCCATTCCATTCTTCAGAATTTGCAACTCTCGCTGTAACATAACCTCCTGCTAACAGTCCAGCAGTAGAGATTCCTATTCCTCCTCCTGCATATCTTCCAGTGTTTACATCTGCAATTTCTGTCCAACTTGTTCCATTATATTCTTCTACAGCGGTTTGAGGGGGTGGACCACCTGCAGCTGCTATCGCCGCTGTTTGTGTTCCAAAAAAACCTGGTTCATCTCTTGCAGTATTAAAATCACCTACTTCAGTCCAGCTAGATCCATCCCATGCTTCCACGACATCATTATCTCCTCCCATTAACGCTGCAGTTTGAGTTCCACAACCGCCATGGTATTGTCTGTCTGTATTTAAATCTGCAACTTCAGTCCAACTGGACCCATCATAAGTTTCTGTTTCACCTGCCACATTACTTCCATCATGCCCACCAGCAATAAGGCCAGCAGTTTGAGTTCCCGCTCCTTTTGCTCTTCTTCTTCCAGTGTTTATATTTCCACCGCTTGCCCAAGCTCCTGCTGTAGTGGTCATAGCTGAAGAAATATATTCTTCGACATTAACAGTTGCTGTTGGAGTGTATCCACCCATGCTAAGTGCACCCGATGTTGTTCCTGCTCCACCAAAATTAGAACCCGCTGTTCCTAAAGTTGCAGATGAAGTTGTCCAAGAAGTGCCATCCCAGTCCTCAGTAGCAGTAGTATTTCCAGGAGCAGCACCTCCACCAAAAGCAAGAGCTGCTGTCTGAGTGCCTGCTCCTGCCAATGCATGTCTTGCTGTATTTAAATTATTAACTTCTGTCCAGCTTGTTCCATCATATTGTTCAGTTTCAGCTCTTTTTGAAGAATCAGATGGCTTATATCCTCCAAAACCTAGTCCAGCAGTTTGTGTTCCACAACCTGCTAGTTTAACTCTTTCAGTTCCCATATCATTTTGTTCGGCCCAAGAAGACCCACTATATTCTTCTGTTTTATTTGTTTGTGGTGGACTAGCCAAAACTTGTCCAGCAAAAATTAAAGCAGCTGTAGTTGTTCCTGCTCCTGCTAACTTTTGTCTAGCCGTTCCTATATTTGGAATACCTGTCCATGAAGAACCATCATAAGTATATGCTGAATTTAAATAAGGTGCTCCTCCTGCTGCATAAGCTGCAGTTTGAGTTCCGTCTCCAGCGTGATCCGATTTTGCTGCTGGCATATCTCCACCTCCTGACCAACCAGTACCATTAAATTCTTCAGTGGTTGCTAATTTTGTACCTGGTTCATCTTGACCACCTATATTTAATCCTGCTGTTGGAGTTCCTGCTCCTTGTGATCTTGCTCTTGCTGTAGTTAAAACTGAAGTAGTTACCCATGCTTTACCTATTACTCCTACTTTAAATCCTTTAGCACTATCACTATAAAATATTTCTCCTTCACCTTCAGCATTACTTAAATCTGTAGTAAGAAACTTAATCTTTTTTCCAAATATTGTTTTATAATCCGTCATGATGTATCCACCGATCTTGTTGTTGCTGCATTATTATATTCTTGTGTAATAACTCTTGGACCTCCAGGACCTGTACCAAAGAAAATAGCACTTGTACCCCCTGATTCTGACTCACCTCTATTTCCATATGCTCCAGCAGTTCCTAAAGCTGGAGCAGAAGCCCAATTTGTTCCATCATAACTAAAAGTAGCAGTTATAGGATGTGGTGCTCCACCAAAAACTAATCCATCTGTTAAAACTCCAGAAGCACCTGAATTATTTCGTGTAGCTGGAACATTATTAACTTCAGTCCAACTAGAACCATCAAATTCTTCTACAAGTTGACCATCTGCTCCAGCTGCAATAACCATTGCTGTTGAAGTTCCAAAGCCTGTGACTTCATATCTAGCAGTATTTATATTTGGTCCTTCAGTCCAACTAGTACCATCATAAGTTTCAGCATTAACTGTAGGTGTAGCTGGAGAAGGATTAGCTAAACCTGTAGCTACTAGAGCCGCAGTTTGTGTTCCAGCTTGGTAACCATAACCATGACCTGTATTAATATCTCCTGCTTCAGTCCAAGTAGAACCATTATATTCTTCATTAAGAAGTGAAGCACCAGGTGAAGGTGTTCTTCCTCCAGTTGCTAACCCTGCAGTTTGAGTTCCACATCCACATCCACCATATCTAGCAGTTCCCATATCATTAGTATTAGTCCAACTAGAGCCATCATATTCTTCAGTATTAGCATCTACAGCAAGGTGAGAAAGACCAGGATTATAACCACCTGCTCCAAAAGCTGCTGTTTGTGTTCCACCAGCATGCCTATAATTTATTCCAGTGTTCATGTTTCCACCAGATGACCATGCAGCTATTTGAGGTGCTGCTTTTAAAGTTTGAGTAGTAGTATTATACCAAAACTCTCCTATAATAGGATCAGAAGGATCACTAGATACATGTTTAATAAAAAGTCCTTTAAGAGTTTTAAAATCTGACATTCAATCTCCTAATTATTTGTTAGGAGCCAGCCTTGTGTACTATCAGTAAATACTAATGTGAATGCCGCTCTTTCTGTTGCAACCGTTAAATCATCTGTAGAACCATGAATTTTTTCTGATCCGTCTGCAGCTACTGTACAGTTATATGTATCAAATGTTCCTGCGTAATCTACAATGGAAACTTGATCTCCTATAGTTCCTGCAGGAAGTGTAATTGTAATTGCTGCAGAAGTTGTATTAACAAAAACACCTTGACCAGCTGATGCCGTATAATCTCCTGTTTTAACTGCTTGCCATTGTGTACCACCACCAATATATGTTTTAATTCTTGAAGCTGCAACTTTTCTATTAGTTCCACCTGCTCCATCATCTACTATGAATAAATCCGCATCTACAATGTCTGCACCAATATCTGTTGCACCATCTATGTCTAAACCAGCTATATTAAATCCACCTGCTGCTGTTGCTAACGTTCCTGCAAAAGTAGCATTAGCTCCACTAAAAGTTAATGCAGTTGTTGTCCCTGATTTAATTATTAAATTTCCTGAAGTATTTGTAAGACTACCAAAAGTAGTACCACCATCTTTAACGAAAATATCCCCACCATCAGCATCTAAAGTAATATCTGTGCCAGCATCGATAGTTGCAAGGGCAGAAGCAGAAATAGTTAAATCTGTTCCATCTCCTTCAATTTTTTCACCATCATCACCAAAAGTTATTCCAACGTTTGCTGGAACGTTAATATCTGTTGTTGCTGTTAAGTTAATATCTGCGCCTGCATTAATAGTTAAATCTGTTCCATCTGATTCTATCTTCTCACTAGAATCCGTAAAATGTAGACCTACGTTAGTAGGAATTACAACATCTGATGTAGCTGTTAAATTAATTTTAGCTCCTGAAGTAATAGTTAAATCTGTACTATCCCCTTCAATTTTTTCACCACTACCAAATGTAATTCCAACGTTTGCTGGTATAACTACATCTGAAGTAGCTGTTAAATTAATTTTAGCCCCAGAAGTAATAGTTAAATCTGTACTATCTCCTTCAATTTTTTCACCGCTACCAAATGTAATTCCAACGTTTGCTGGAATAACTACATCTGCTGTAGCTGTAAGATTAATATTATTTCCTGAAATTGTTAAATCAGTGCCATCACCTTCAATTTTCTCTCCATCATCACCAAACGTCATTCCAACACCTGATGGAACATTTATGTCTGTTGTGGCTGTTAAATTAAGATCAGCGCCTGCTGCTAAAGTTAAGTCTGTTCCGTCAGAAGAAATATGTTCACCACCTGCTGCATCATATAAATATAATTTTGCTGCTCCAGCTAATACAAGATCATCTGTCGATTCATCCCAAAGCATGTATGCTCCAGAAGTTGCACCAAAGAATTTAACGTCATGTCCTGTGTCATCTACTCCAACTGTAACTGTCCCTATACAAGTTAATGCAGAACCTGTGAAAGATAGATTTGCTTCACCATCTAATTCTGTTGTCGTAGAACCTATTGTTGTTAATCTATTTGCTGCTTGATTATTTAAAGCTGTAATTGTTCCTGATACTGTAGTCCAATCTAAATTTCCTGAACCATCAGTTTTTAATAATTGATTAGCACTTCCATCCGATGTTGGTAATTCCCATGCTGTGCCTCCAGAAGCAATAGTTAATGCAGATCCTGAGGATGAAAGATATTCACCACCAGCCGCATCGTATAAATATAATTTCGCTGCACCTGCTAATACAAGGTCATCCGTAGACTCGTCCCAAAGCATGTAAGACCCAGAAGTAGCACCAAAAAATTTAACATCATGTCCTGTGTCGTCAACACCGACTGTTACTGTACTATCTATTTGAACAGCACCATCAATATCAACAGCGTCTAAATTAGCTGTACCATCAATATCTGCATTCCCAGATATATCTAAAGTAGCTGCGTCTAACTCACCTGATAAAGTAATATTAGTAGCACCAGTAATTGCACCATCCATTGCAATAGCACCATTAATATCAATTGTTGTCGCAGCAATTTGTATTTCTGTGTCTGCTACTAAATCTAATTGGCCATCTGTAGATGAATTAATATATAAACCAGTATCTCTAAAAAGAAGTTTGTTCGTGCTATTTAAAGTTAACCCTGTTCCATCTGTGTGAGTTAAAGTTGTATCTGAATCTGCACCAAAACTTAATACAGCAGAATCACTTAATAATTTAACGTCATCACCAAATACTGCATCTTTTGCTACAGATAATCCACCATCAGTTTGTAGTGAACCATCAGTTGTAGTAGTTGCTTCAGTAGTGTCGTCCGTTTTTACAATACCACTTGCTGTAACTGTAGTAGCAGTTAATGCTTGTGCAGCAATCGTACTACCTGCTTGTGCAGTAAATGTATTTGCTGTAAATTGAAAATCATCAGCTCCTGCAATTCTAATATCTATTTGATCATCCGTATCTGCTGTAATACTTGTATCCGCATCAGCGTCTAAAATTAATTCATTACCATCTAAATCATGTCCTGCAGTAGATCCAATACCTGAATCAACTAGATTTGGATTAGATGCATGATCAGCAGCAGCGTAAACAAGTTTTGTTCCTTTATCCGTTGCTGCAAAAGTAACTGAACTTCCTGATCCAGAAGCATATTTAAATTGAACCGTATAAGCCCCTGATGTACCATTAACCAAAACATACAATTGTTGAACATCCAAAGGAATAGTTACAATCTGGTTTCCAGTAATCGTTCCAGTAAATTTTATAACTCTATGCCCAAGAACTGCACCTGTTGATCCATCAGAAACAGATAATGTTGTTGTATCAGCTGAACCTGCTATATCTTGTTCAGTATATCCACCAGAAATTTGTTCTATAATTTGTAAATTGGTATTGGTAGTTGTTCCCCATGTACCGGCGTTCTCGCCAGTTGTCATTAGTTCTGTACCAAGACCTGTATAACTTGATGCCATAATTTATCTCCTATGCGCTACCTACAAACACCTCCACGTCACATGAATCTGTGTCTGCAATTGCTGTAATGTCTACTAAATCATTTAATGATACTGTAATTGCAGAACCAGCTGCATGCATAGTATCTTTAACTCCACCACTATTATCACCTGGATAAATAAACGAGTGGCCAGCGTCTACCTTCATACAAAACTCTGTACTATCTTCATCTCTAAATGTTAATGTAAGGTGATTTGTTGAATCTAAATTTGTAATTCTAATGTATCTAACATCGTCTTCATCAAATTGACCTGCTAAATAACTTTTAGCTAAATCAGTTGAAGAAGCTGTAGCAAAACCTAACAACCCTGTTTCTGTTGTAGATATTGTAACTATTCTTTTAACAATTTCATTAACACTTGAAATATCTAATGATCTTTCGCTATTATAACTATTGTTGTTAAGTGTAATTTCTTCTATTATTTTAGTTGTTAATGTTGCCATATTTTAATCCTTACGGTGTCTGTTGAGGAACTGGTATACGAGGTTCTCCATCCGTATAGTCATCTCTTCTTCTTCTACCTAATTGTTCTCCACCGAATTTTTGTACTTCGGTTTGATATTTTTGTTCGTATAATTGTAACATATCCATCGGGCCTTTTAAATAACTAAATGCCTCAACTAGACATGCATATAAAAGTCCATTTCCAAAATTTAGACTTAAATAAGTTGTAGTATTTGCTGAGCTTAATCCTAAAGGTCTAGCATTATAATGCATTTTATACATAAATGCTGAACTAGGAGTTGGTACTATTGTAACTCTTCCAGATGAAGCTGCTCCACTTCCCGTCGCTCCTCCAGACATTGCATAGTATTTTGGAGTTCCAGTAGTCGTTTCTGCTGCATCATATTCCCTTAAAAAGCTAATATCTCTTTTCTCTAACCAGCTATTAGCACCTGTCGCTGCTGTAGTTGAAGTATAAACCTGTATACCTCTTACAAATAAAGTACCAGCTGGTACGTTAACATTATCTTTTGAAGCAACTAAACTACCAATCATTTCTTTTCTATCAGCATCAATTGGAACGTCTCTTTGAATTCTAAGTTCTGAATTATCTATAAACTGATCTGTAAT